GCACCCAAATCAGTAGCACGATCTCGCGCCTGACGAAGATTAAGCTCCGCCTCCTGAAATGCCAACTCAGCCTCACGGCGAATACGACTATTCGGCGGCAAATCCTGCACACGAGCCAAAGTCTCTCGTGCACGTTCCAATTCGATAGCAGCACGGCCTTCAGCCAGCGCCGCCTCTTCAGCACTAAACCCAAGCTGCTGAAGCTCCTCACGGCCCTCACGGAGAGCCGCATTCAAATCTAGTTGAGACTGACGAACATCATTGTTCGCATCTATCAAATCTTCGCGGTTACGTTCAATTACCCGAGCAAGGGCTCTTTCCGCCTCAGCAACCCTACGAGCAGCAGCCTCACGTGCTGCTGCCGCTGCAGCAATAGCAGCCGGAGACGGCCCTGCCGCTGCGCCGCCACCAGCGTTTTGCCTGTTCAGCAGACCCAAAGCGCGGCCAACACCCGACAGAGCAAGACGTGCCGAAATTAGTGCGAGTGCGAACCCGGAGAAAACACCACCCAACACCGCAATAGAAGCAGCCGCGCCACCAGCAGAACCAACCAGTGCACCTAACCCGCCAATGAGACTAAAAACACCGGAAAGTATGACTGCAATAGACGTACCCAAAACTACACCTGTACGGTTTAATCTCTGAAACGCAGCACGAGCAGCGTCTGCGCCAGGCTGAGCAGATTTAATTCCAGCCCGCAACTTATCAAACGAGCTTGTCAACCCCGGCTGATTGAACCCCCGAGAAAAAGCTTTACCAAACGTATCACCAATTTTTCGACCTTGGCTTGGCGCACCACGAAAGCCCCGCTGAATGTCGCGAGAAACATCCCGAGTAACAGCCCGAACAATGATGTCAGCAGAACCTATAACGGCCACTTCATCTCCAATGCTACTTTAGCGGGGGGCTGAGAACTCCACCAAACGGATCGGCAGAATTTGGATTAAAAGGCGTTGGTGGGACGTACGGCTTAGTTGGTTCTTTCTCTTTAGGAGAGAAAGGCGTAACCAAACCGTCATCTTCTGGCCCATAATCGAAGTCAAAATCTTGTGCGTAAGCCCCCTGCTGTTTGGATTGGCTTTTCACTGCGTACTTATACTCTTTATTGTACAGTGTTCTGTACAAGTTAACTCTTAAACTTGACTGCGCTTCCATGCTCTCCTGAGATACATAAGCATGGTCGTCCTCAAAAATGTAATGCACAACATCGACCATCACTGGCCCATCGAGGCTCTCTAAATCAACACCCTGAAATGTAGCCTTGCCGTTGACATAAGGCCACACGTCAAGAGCCCAGCTTATGAGGCCTCGGACTGCGCTTCCGGGCGGTTCGTGAACTCCTCTACAAGCCAGCCTGTAATCTCGGCCAACGTCTCAACGTCAACAATACGGTCAGTATCCTCTAGGAGAATGTCAAACCGCTCACGGCTTTCCTTGTTAAGTACTCGTGTAAAAAACTTAGTGATAATTCCAGCAGATTTTGCAGCATCTTCCGACTGAGAGTCGGCTACAAGATCAAGAAGAAGTTTACCGGGGATCATGCGCACGCAGGTGAAAGTTTCACCGTAGAGTGCAAACGTGATAGGTTCAACTTCGTTGTCGATACGGCCAGAGCCGAAATCGCGGAAACGTGTTGCTTTAGTCATTGTATTCCTTTGTTTGTTGTCGTGTGAACGGTACGGTTAACTATACCAAAAAGAATTTGAATTGATCCGTAAGGTATTTATTTGCTTTCGTACCGGGGTGCATAACCTGCCGAGTGTAGATAATTCGACTGCCTTTTTTAAACCGCAACATTTGTTGATCTTTACCACGAATAAGGTGCGGTCTAGTGCCTTGGTGGTGCACCATGGCGTGCGGAGAGTTCGCTCCAATTTTAATTACTTGAAACATTCCCGCTCGATAGTGAGTCATCTTAATGGATCGACGTAGCTGACCAGTGTCTACGCCAACTTGCCGTTTTGCCGCACGGGTGGCTCTGCGCCCTCTACGCTTAAATTCGCGGCCCACTAAACCGTTTACGTTGTTAAACGTATAATCTAGAAGCGTCTGATCTACGTTAAAGCTAAAGTTATTTGCCATTATGGAATTGCAACCGTCAAAGTCATCACAATAGCCTGCATACCACCAGACGGCGGCGGCACAGAAACCGTAGCAATGACACCAAGCCCCCGGTGTTGATCCGCCCAATTATCATATTGGCTCAAAGAGTTCAAAAGAAGATACGCATCAACTGCTGACATTTCAGCACCCTGCTGAATTTTCTGCGCCGTAGGAGGCTTGCCGTTCACCCCAACAGGTACACAACGGACAATAGCAATGTCAACAACAGCACTGCGAGGATCAGAGCACTGACGCGGCTCTGTAGCCTCGTCACCGGGCCTGCCAAGGTAGACTTGACCTAGAGTGACAGAGACCTGCTCACAGTCGTACACGGCCTCTCCGACCGTCCAAAACTGTTTAGCTGGGATTGGCATACGTGCGGACCCAAAAATGTCTACTGTCGTCTCTAGTATGTTGTTAAGAAGAGACAAAAGACTCTTTGCGTCATCACTAACCTGAAGGTCGGAGACGCTCCTAACCATGACTACTTCTTACCCTTAGGAGTAGGCTTGGCGTCTTCAAGCACTACCTCTTCTTCGACTACTACCTCTTCAGCTTTTGCTTCTACTTCTACTTCTACTTTTTCAGCAGCAGGCTTCTTTGCAGCAGCAGGCTTCTTGGCAGCAGACTTCTTCTCCGGCTCAGCAGCAGGCTTATTCGCGTTTCCCGGCATATCAACAGCGCGGAAGTTAGTCATACTCATTGTGTTCTCCTTAGGTTAACAAAATGCGGAGATTACCCGTTGCAACATACGCAACAACCCCAGCACGTTCAGCGTAAATGTCCCAAGTTCCTGGGTCTACCGTGCCAAGAGTTTTGACAACATCTTCATAGTAGATAGTTCCAATTATAGCCGAACCCGCCACCACTGCTCCGGCTGGGCCAGGCAAAATTACGCTTCTCGTACCCGCGTAACTGCGCGCCGTGAAAACAAGAGACCATCCCGGCTCAGAAGACAAGAACGTTGCCCCCGCCGCAGACAGCAAAAACGAGTACGAAACAGGATCAGAAACACTAACAGCAATGTCAAAAGTCGTAACAGGCAGTTGAAGAGCTTTAGCGTTATGACGTTTGCCACGCGGAACATCAGGAGAGAACACTCTCGACCGCTGACGCGCCCCCGCCGGATTTACTGTCTTAAGGAACAAGTCAACAAAGTAAACACCCGTGCGAAGTTCCTGAATAAAGTCTTGGTTGTCCAAAATAGTGTACGTCATACCCTGACGACTAACCGAAGTTACGCGGTCTGGTAGACCACACTCCTCCTCAAGTCCACCCCACAAACGTGCAAACTCAGCAGCCAAATGGCGAGCAGCCATACGACCAATAGCAGGCGGTGCACTGCCAAACGTGTAAGTAATAAGAATGTCTTCACTGACATGATATTTGAAAACAAGAACAGAATGCTCTTCCAAATAATAGTCATCAGCAGACACAACCTCGCCGCTGTCCGCTTTACGAATAAGATCCACAGACAGTACAGGCATCCCACGCAAACGCAAACGCGTACGCTCAGGATAAATTCCAGGCAAAGACGTAGAAACTGTACGCAAATCTCGAACAAGCAAAGGACTCTGAATGACACGCAAATCTTCTATAGACGTGTGCATAAGATACTGTTCCGTGACAGTCTCAACGCCATGATATTTACGGCCCGACATTGCCCACAAAAGATAAGATGCAGAATCTACGGCTTCCTGAGCAAACTCAGTACCTACTAGATCATCTGGCAGTTCATCTGCCGTAATCCACCGAACAGGCATAATATCTCCTTATATAAAAAGTAAAGTGGTGCACCGCACGAAGCAGCACACCACTTTACTATTACTCGTCTTAAAGCGTCGGGTTAGACAGCGAGTCAATCACATAGTCGGACGCTAGAGTATCGTCGTGGTTGACGTTACCCGGGACGTTAAACGTAGTAGCCAGAAGACCATTCGGCAGTTCATTAACCTGTCGTGCTCCCGGCGGAACAACAGCAACGCCGGTAGGCGAGACTGCGCTAGAGGTGACGTTTGCAGTAGTGCGAGCAAACGAGAACGTGTCAGCAGTAACCGCTGAAATTACAGCAGCACCGTCAAGATCAGGGCTCACACCCGAAATCGTAACAGGATCCCCAACTGCAAACTCGTGGCTAGCTGACGTGGTCAACGTGGCCACGTTAGAGGAAACAGCCTGGTTAGTGACCGAAGCATTCAAGATACCGTTCCACGTGTAGAACCCACGAAGACTGCGGCTAGGTGCATAGCTGGCCCGAGCGTAAGCAAATGGACGGTCAGAAGCAACTGGGAACTCCCAGCGGCCATCAAGACCCGCACCAAACGCCGCATTCCCGAGACCAAAGCCCTCAAATGTGTTAGCGAGAAGCCCGTTCTCAATAACGCGGTCTCCGGACTGACGAAGCTTCACAAACGGGAAGATCCAGTGGAAGAAGGGCAGGATAGCGGCTTTCTTGCCGTCAGTAATGGCCAAAGACCAGCACTCAATAGCAACACCGTTACCTGAAGGGTCATCCCCGACAGCAGGAGCAGCCCAACCGATGCTGGTGTTGTTCGGAGTACCGAGCGTTCCCAGGTTCTTCGACAGAAGCAGACCACCTGAGAGCAGGTTAGTTAGCTCAGGGTCCGGCTCACAAATTGCAAGCTCCATAGTAATACGCTTGAGCGTGTCAGGAGCTTTGTAGCTTACGCAGATAGCACCGCTAGCGGACTTCTCCGTAATCTCATCGCCCTCTTCATACTCCGGAGTGAACGACACACGCAAAAACGCTGACGTAGTGTAACTATCACCTGGACCATTTAGTAGGTTGCCTAGAGCGTCCAAGCGTGTGACACGAATAGCCACACCCTGGATGCTGGCGGCGAATTCTTGCGTAGCCATAGCTTTCTCCTCGTGTTTGAGTTGGGTTGGTGTTAATATCTATTTTACGCTACGCAGGCAAAGTGACTTGCGCTGCAGCAAAAATAGACGGGTCAAAATGGACAGAAGCAGGACGGTGAACTCGGACAACAATGTCGTTAGTGGTCGTGTCAAAACCATCTTGAGGCCTAGTGTTGACAATTTCAGGAGCGCCCAGGTGAACTTCAATGCCACCTGTAACAAACATCCACTTGTTAGTTGCCGTAGCAGCGGTGCCCGTAGCGCCTGTCTTACCGTTTCCGGTATACCCGCTACCTACAACAACATGCGTGCCAAGAATAGTGCAAATGTAGCCGTCTTTATACAAAAGACGATTACCAAGAGTAGAAGCCACGTCGCGGGTCATGTGCAAAATACCCTGCCCGCCGGACGGCGACAGTGCGATGCTTTGCTCTAGACGAGCCAAAGCAACAGCGGCATCAACGCCACCGGAGGTTACAACGTTTGCGTTAATGCCAGAATTTTTGCGGAAAAAAAGTGCGTCAGTGCCGCTGTAATTTGAGCCTTCCCACAATTCGAACTCGACAGCTTTCTGAGTTGCCGTTTCAATTTGAGTAAGAATCTCTGCCGGAAGGTCCTCAGATACAAGACCCAACCCGGACGAACGCAGTTCAACTTCAATAAAGAACGTTTCACCAGCAAAAAACGGTGCAGGCATAACAACACCTGATACGGTACTATCTGCAACACCGTCTTCGCCAACAATGCGAACGAGAGGGTACGACGAGTTTTCAATCGAGTAGCCCTGAAGCCACAACTCATCCGATGCGCGACGTGAGTGCTCTGTAACTTTAGCAACACCCAGAAGCCCCTCAGAGATAGGCACCACTACTGGTGCTGAATGTTCGCCTCTTACGATGCGGGCCATTTTCTTATCTCCTCAGGGCTTCTGGATGTGCTAAATAATACTTAGTGCTTAGTGCTTAGTGCTTAGTACTCAACCACTGACGGAGCCACGCCACCGAGAGTGTCGCGGAGAGCAGCAGCAGAACCGTTGACATTGATAGTCGACGTGATTGACAGCGACTCAATACCGACGAATGCAAGACCCTCGAAGGTCTCCACAAACATCTTGTAGTCGTTCGTACCAACCAGACCTGAATCACGAATGATACCCAGGTCCAGAGTTCCACCATCAAGGAACAAGAAGCTACCCTCAGCAAAGAGGAGCCACGTGAACGTGTCAGGGAACTCAGCAAGTGCACCGGTAGCCTGAGCACCAAAAGCGTTCCCGTCGAGCGTAGCCGTCATGGTGACGTTGCTCGAAGCCAGGTAGCCATTGATGTTGTTCTCAGTAACACCGAGCTGGTTGTCGCCAGGCATAGCAAGCGCCAGGTCAGCAGCCATTGCTTCATACACCCAAGCGGGCACAATCGAGCGAAGCTGGGTGCGAGGGTCAATGCGGTGGCGGCTACGGTATGCAGCAGCGGCACGCTTGACCTGGACCAGGAAGTCCCGAGCGAATCCAATAACTGAAGTCGTGGTGACAGCAGTCGACGCGGCGTTCATCTTGGCGAGCAGAGTAAGCTCAGCAAGACGCGCGTGCTGGATGAAGCCAAGCTCGTTGTGACGAGCAACAAGCTCCGGGTATGCACGGGCGAGAAGGTTGCCATACTGAAGCTGCAGAGTCACAGCATCGAGAAGGGCTTCGCGCTCAACAGCACCTGCAACAACAAGCTCGTTCTTAACGAGACCCGGTGCAGCAGCAGTGATGTCATTGGCATTGGTCCACACGCCAGTTGCAGCGACATAGTCGGTCAGCACAGGCGGGGCAATGAAACGCATGCCACCACGGTCGGCCTGGAACTTAGGCAGGCTCTCCTTGACGGGACGAGCGTCAGTACCAAAACCGAAAATGTCATAGTTGACAGGCAGCGGCGTACGGTAGCCACCAGAAGCAACAAGCGCCTCGGGGCCGACAACAGCATCAATCTTGCGCGAGTTCATGTCACTGTCAGTGTTAAGAACTCGGCTTTCAGGATACTCGGTGGAGAACGATGCAACAATGTGCTGTTCCCCATCTCCACCGTTGACACGGCGAAGAGCGTGAAGTCGCTTCGAGAAAGCCTCGGCAACTTCGTGAGTGTTGGATAGGGTGCTGCCTGCGGTGTAACCAGGAATGTCAGCGCCAGCCGTAATTGCGACGGGAGCCTCGACTACTTTGGCTACAGGGCGACGGTCAGCGGGAGCCTCGAAAACTCCGTCTGCTGCGGCGGTCACTGGTGCCTCTTCCTGCGCCTCTGGCGCAATATTTGTTTCTTCGATGTTTGAGGCTTCTGCCTCGTCCGCTGTCTCAGTAGCAGCTTCTGCTGTTTCCTCAACTTCGGAGAATGTTTCCGCAGACTCGACAGATGCTTCGTCTTCGTCTTCAACGGTCACAGGTGCGTCATCGGCAGGCTCGTCCATAGGGGCGGAAGCTTCCATTTCTTCAATGTAAGACTCCTTCCCTGCGCCGAACTCAGCAGAATCATCTGCAACCTCAGAGACGGGTGCCTCTTCGACTGCAAACTCCTGCGAAACCTCAGCATCAACAACCTGCGGGGTTTCAACGGAGAACTCTGCTTTTTCTTCTTCCTCTTCAGCAGGAACCTCGGCTTCGGTGTCCTCCGACATCTCCTTCTCAGAGTCGTCTTCAGTCACCTCTTCCATAGGCTCATCCATGTCCTCAGCACCGTACACTCGTGATGCTGCCTCTGCTGCACGTGCAGAAAGCTCTTCAGCTTCTGCCGCACGGCGTGAGACCTCACCGCGAACGGTGTCTAGCATGTCAGCTAGCTGAGTCATAGACTCTACTGTCGTGGAAGTGGGGGCTTCGCCCTCAACCGATTCAAATTCGCTGACAATGCTATTCTGAAGCTCCGTGACTTGTTCGTCATTAAGATCAGAAAGCTGGTCAAGTTGCGACTTGATGGTATCCACTGTACCTCCTCCGGGCCAGTTAGTTCGACTGAACGATTCAGTCGTTCGTGATTGGGGAATCTGAGGCAAGGGACTTACACGAAGAAATTCGTACAGGCACTCGACCCATTAACTATTATTGCATAAATGTTACGTTAGGAGCCGTAACAATTTGTTTAATTCTGCAGAAACTTCTGCCTGATTAAACATATCTCCGCCAGACATAAAACTACGCAACTTCTGAGTAGCTTCACGCGACTCATCCGTACCAATTTTATCTTCTACACGTTCGATAAACTCTTGAGTCAATTCCTGCAAACGAGGAGGCAAATCGCTAAACTTAACTTTCTGCGCCTGATTGCTAAACGGCAAAGGCAAGTTCGCAATTGTTCGACCCAAATCTGTCGTCGCACTGCGAACGTTTACAATTGAATCAGCATTAAGCGCGCCGTCATCCAAACTATCAATCGTGCTAATTAGTTTGTTTGCAGACTCTGTCGCCTGCTCATAGTCGCCCGAGTTGCCGAGAAGCTTTTCGGTCTCCGCAATCTGATTAATAGCATCCTGGTTACCGGAAACACCTAGGTTTTTCTTCAAACGAGCAAGAATGTCGCGGAAACGCCCCTGTGAATCACGAGGTTGCGTATCCGGCGTAAAGCGCCCCTCTTCCGGCTCATCAGCAGTCTCAACTTCAGTTTCAACGTCAGATTCAACAGCAGGAGTCGGCGTAGTATCCGCAATCTCCTCCGCCATTTTACGAAGTCGCTCCTCTTCCGTCTCCGCACCAGCAGCAACCCGAGCACGCAAAGACGCAACCGTAGCAACAAGCTCCGCACGCTTCGCAGGCGTAGTATACGCACCATTAGAAAGTGATGCAAACCGTTCCACAAGGCTCTCAGCCTTAGCAGAAAGAAGCGCATCACGAGCAGCACGAGCCGGAGCCATACGAGCCCTCAAAGACGTAGCCTGAGCCGCAAGTTCACTGTTCGTAAAGTGTTCCAACATTTCCAAACGACCCGAAAGTTCCTTCAACGGATCGCTCTTCAACTTCGCCAACGTCGCCGCACCAGCAGCAACCAACGCCATAACCTGACCAGAAGCAACACGAGCACGCGCAACCGGGAACCCAGGAACATTTACCTGACAAACCGCAACAAGCTCCAACGAATTGTTAATCGGACGCCAATCGCCCGACGGAGCAGAAGCACGCAACACGCGAATCTGCTCAGGAGTCGTACCAGGACGCAACGCCCCAGCAACCCAAATACCAAAATCATCCTCGCCAGCATGCACATCAGCAATAGCACTAGCAGTATTATCGTAATGCTGAGCAGCCTGCGCGGCACTCGCCATAATATCCGCATGCCCGCCAGCCAACGTAAGCTGGCCTACAGCAATATCGCCGCCCTCTTCAGTGCGAAGAACTCCAGTATTGAAGTACTTATAACCGCTACGAGAACGAGGAGGCCGCGTACCAAAAGACATACCAATGTGGTCCATGTCCCACGCCGCAATGTGGCCATAAACTTGACCCTCATCCGTAATAGTCAAAGGAGTCGGACCAGACAGCGGCGGCTGTGCAAACCACGCCTTAGACGGCGTTACAGGAATAGAACTGGCAACATAACCGCACGCGACAAGAGCCATCGCATCAAGCGGGTCCAACTCATCCATGTAAATTCCATCCGGAATCATACTGTCCTCCTCGAAAGTTTCGGGCTCATCAATAAAAATTAGGCATTCTTGGAAAGAAGGCTTTGATACAATTGTAACCGCCATAATGCGAGCCTTATTGATGACAATTTTTTCTTTCTTAATGGTCTTACCATCATCGTCAGACTCGTCATCAAACTCAATAGGTACAGACTCAGCTTCAAAACGGTCCATATCTGCAGAAACACCACGCAGGAAACCATTACGAACAAGACGCTCAGCCTCAGTGCCAAACACACCAGTATCAAACACTCCAACAGCATTACCCATGCCGTCTTCAGTGCGTTCCATAAAGTCAATACGGCCCACAACAACTGATCCGTTGTGTCCGTCAGCCGTCCTAAGCTGCCACAAAAGCGGAAGCGGCAACTCGCGCAACAGCAAGACACCCTTCTCAATCATGCGACCATCGCCGGACTCTACACCCTCAGGGATGACAACTGGAATGCGGAACCGCGCACCATGCTCCGGAGCACCCGCAGCCGCAACAACACCAAACATACGCTCGCGCGCTTCAGCAGCCGCCGCACGCAAACCCGCCTGCGAAATCATCTGATCGGTAGAAAGCAAAAGGTCAGAACTAAACACGTTAGCCCCGCCACGGCGACCAAAGATTTGACGTTGACGAGCATCACCTGTCCACTGTCCCGTAATTTCCTTATGCCGAAGAGCACAGTAGCCCTTAGCCCGCGTACCCATGTACTTAGACAAGTATCGAACGCAACGCGTCCAATCGCCGCCCGTACCCCAACGGATTTTTCCAGCACCCGCACCATACAACCAATAACGGCGCAGCCTTTCAGCGCCACCACGATTACGATCCGCGCCGCCAGCAGCCGTCAAAGGGTTACCCCACAAAACAACAAGCTCATGATCTATCGGCTGAACAGAAGCAGTAATAACGTTGTCCACCTGAGCCAAAACATCATTCAACGTTTCCGAATCCAACGGAACAACCGGAGGTGGTGTGGCAGAGTTTAAATTGTTGAGAACCTGTGCATCCCTAATCCACTTACCGTCCCGACGAACATACGTCATCGGAGCATTCGACTGCGTAGACGCAGGAACCAAAGCAATAAGCTCCAAAACAGCGCGAGGATCGTCAGAATCAATCTCCGCCATATAAATAGGCTGAACATCAGAAGTAGTCGGCGTAACCGTCTTCTCCTTCTGCCCCGACGACGTAATCGGGTTGTACCACATACGATTAGGGTACGACGAACTGTCCGTACGGTTTAACCAGTCCTTAAGCAAAGGATGGTCATACGCATCCACCGTAAGCTTCTTACCAGCAACCCGCTCAGCCTCAGCGCCGCCCCGCCCCTTATTAAGACTGTTGCGGCCCTGAACAGAGACAGGAGCCGAAGACCCCGCCGGAATGAACTGATCTCGCTGAGACTTAACCCAAGCAGGCCAATCATTAATAACAGAATGCAAATCGTCTCGCGTCATCGCAGGCAACGTGCCCGGGATCTGAGCAACACTACGACCAATAGGCGTACGAGGCTCACCCAAAATACCAGTCAAGTCAACGCGAGGCACCTCAATAGGCGAACCAACCGGAATAGCAGAAGCAGCAGGAGCCGCCTTCGTCGTGTTGCCCGGAACCTTAACCGTTCGGCCACTCTCCAACGTAACCTCAACACTGAGATCACTCGGAGTAACACGCGTAATCGTACCAATAGCGGCAGGATTGTCACCAACCATCACACGCGTACCCGACTTAGCAAACTTCCCCGAGCCGTCACGAACCTGCTTAGAAGCATTCTCCGAACGCTCCTCCTCAGAATAAATACCATCCCCAGGCGTACCACCAGCAGCAACAAGAACCTCTTGCAACAACTCGTCCTGCTCAGCCTGAATATACAACAAAGCCTCATCAGTGTTGAGGTCTTCAATGCTGACAACATCAAAAGGGTTCACAGAAAGCTTTGCAGAAATCTGAACAGCAGAATCAGGATCGACAGGCACATGCGTCACATCGACAAGCTCATCGTCAAGCTCATCATCGTACGTCCAAATGTCTGCATCCTCCACAGACATATCATCCCAACCAGACCCGTCCCACACATAAACCCGATTGTCAAAATCAATTTTATACAAACGGTCAATGCCGCCGCCCTCTAAACGAACGCGAGCAATAAACTCCGGACCATAAAAAGGCTCATCGGTGTCAAGCGCCGCATCAGTTACTGCAGACGCAGTAGTTGCAACTTTCTTATTCTCACGTTCAACAATCGCACTCGCCCAACGCTGAGCGGCATCCCCGCCCCAAAGAGCCCAAGCAATACGACCATTCGACGGAAACCCCTCATCACCAGGAGTATAACCAGAAGCCTGCTTATCCACCTCATGACGCGGAAAATACTTAGCAATATGGCGAACCTTGTCAAGACTAATCTGACCGCCCTTTGCCAGCTTTCGAGCACTGCCCAACCCTACAGGCGTTCCACCACGCTTAAACTCTTTGCGCCATGCCAAAGCTTTCTTAGCCTCAACCTGCGCCCCACGAGGAATCGTATACATTCGCCGTTCAGTGTCCTGAACAAACTCAACCTTACGCTCCAAAGCACCCAAAGACTCAGAAGCTAAACTAGCATCCAACTCAGTAAAAACACCCTCACTCCAACCACCGCTAGCAGTCAAAGCAGCAATATCACCAGAACGCACAACAACCCCTAAAGAGTTGTCGATAACAACGCCCTGTGTTTCGCCCGTAAACAGTAACAAGTCACCGTTTTGGCCGACAAATTCTGACATATTAACTCTCAGGGCTCTCTAGTTCGTACTCGCCAATGTCCTCAATAGACACGTAGTTGTTGTCATACAATTCAATAAAATCTTCAGCCGTAGCAGGATCAATTTCGATAGACGACAAACCGTCAAGATCCTCAGAAGCAGACGAAAGCGACATCCACTCACCACTGACACGCAGGTACGAGCCCGCCCCGGCGTTCCGATAAACAAGAGCCGCAATAAAAGGCGAACCGTCAACCACATATGCGATCAGAGTTTCGTTCTCCACGAAAGTTCCTTTCTTGTTTTTAGTCAAACCTTCAAGAACTGAAATAGGGAGAAGGATAGAGTATTTGGACAGATGAAAACCATCCTCCTCACGAAAAGACCTGAGCTTATAGAGGACATTATCTGAACTAAATATAATTCTACCAGGAAGGTCAACCTTTGATCCCCTGTCAATAGTAAAAACTTGAACAGAATCGTCCCCCATAGTGAGATTCAAAACCTTAGAACGAGTAACCGAATATTCAACCACAACATCTGCAAGTCCCGGCTCCGCGTCAGACATCAACACTGCCGGAGTAGCTACATCAATTATCACAAGTACCGCCCAATCATACTTTCCATATTCCGCATAATACCTCTATACCAATCACTACGGTTCATCGCAGCAAACGTGTCCTCCAAAGCAGCAAGACGCTGACGCACGCCAATAAGTTCAGCCTCCGTATACAAAGCCTTATCCTTGACAAGATTCCCTCTAACCATTGGGAATGCTATCTTACCAAACGGGCTAAGAGAGACTATGCCCATACCTGCGTTGTTCGCCAAACCGTTATCAATAGCTACAGGCTGACCGTCTTCTTTGATCATCCAGTTACCACGATGCCTATCACCATTACCTGCAAGCAAATCAAACAAGCCAATTGCACGAACATTCTTAGAAAAGCCGCTGGAAACCAACTCATCGAGCAACTCTGCGTCCTCTGCGCCCAGCATGCCGTTTGCCCGAATCCACTCTCGCGGTGCAACACCGTTGATGCGGTTCATCACAACAATAGACTCATCATCACGCAACCCAACAGTCAACCCCTCCATGCCCATAGCAGCCAACATTGCACCGCCCAAATATTCAGCATCCCGCGTGTCCTTATCTGCGGCATACTTTACAAACACAGCACCAACCTCAGGGTCAGGGAACTCAGGATCAGAATAGTCAGCAGCAGGCTTTACAAACTGCACGCCACCGTTCTGTGCACCCCTGTTAATGTTGGCCTTCACGTCCCAACCTTCATTGAGAGCCGCCTCCAAAGCTTGAGCTTTTTCTGCATACCCCCCAAACCACTCAGCATCCGTCTCATCCGGATCAGGCTCATCAAAGTTCAAAGCATTAATTCTAGTAGGAGTCTCAAGTCCATACCAATCCGCAAAGTTGTCCTTAATTCTCTTCACGTTAAACACCGCAGGAGCCCGATCCAACCCAGATGCTTCCGTCTTAAAGTACGCTGTCACAGGCTCAAGAGTGTCAACGTTTACACTAACAGTTTTAAGTTGACCGGGACGATCAGACCGACGACTGACCTCAATAACCTGAAAAGACCCACCAGCCGGAGAAGACACAATATCCCCAACGCGAACATTCTGAATCGACAGCGTCTTCAAAACTTGAAAACGATCCGCGATAGCTTTCACTCGAAGCTGCTGAGTTGTCAACGGACGCGCAATAGTAGTTCCCGGATCAACGCCAAGATTCTGCATAGCCGCAACAACATTTGCACGATCAGTATCCTTAGCCCCCAAAGCGCGAAGAATATCCTCCACCTGCATAGCCTCATCCGGAACCCACTCAGGAAGAGACAGCAAAGCACTAATCAATTCTTTAGCACGATCCGTATTCAACTCTTCAAGGACAGACTCCAAATCGGCATCAGACAAAACCGAATTATCTGGACCTTTAGCCATAACCAAACGGCGAATAGCTTGCTTTTCCGTGTCCTCAGCAGCAAGCGGCTTAGCACGGAAAACATCAAACGTCATCGGAAACATTAAAGGCAGAACATACGTTTTAATCTTATAATCATCGAAATCATCAATAATCATTTCAAGTTCAAGGTTGCCGTCAACTATTGTCTTCTTAGTGATCTTGGCATAAACATCCAAATTACTATCATTCTGAACAACAGTCACATCACCAACAGCAACATCCGCCGCACGAACCTTAAAAGCATCAGCGTTAGCAACTTCTGCCACAAAATCGAAACGCGTCTGCGGAACAAGACCCTGCGCCTCCGGAGCAACATCCGGACTCTCCAACAAACCGCTAGGAGCAACCTTACGAATCAAAGGCCTCTTAGGAGCGGCAGGCGCGCGAGGCTGAGGGGCCGGAGCGTTCGGGTCAGGCAAATTAAAGTCGCCAGCCTGAGCCACCAGACGCTGATTTTCCTGAATCTCTTCACGCTTAGCAAAGAACGCATCCAAAGGCTCGCCCGGAGCAGCAAGACGCAGATTCGAAGCAACAAAAGGCCGACCACGACTCTCCGGCTTCGGATCATTCTTCAACCGGTTATACTCCGGAAAAACAGCCTCAACATAATCGGTGTACTTATACTCACCATTAGGCATCAAAACCTGTTCGGTATCCTTCAAACGACGAACAAAGCCCTCAAACACTTGCCCATACGTAGGGCTATTGGTACGCCAATCCGTCCACTGAACCGTATCGCCAGGCTTCAACGACTCACCGCCGCCGTAAGAAATGTGAGTAGGCCCCCCATCCCCAGGCATAGCGCGAGCCGCCTCCAACTGACTATCAATCAGCCCACGCTTCGCCGCCCGAGCACCTACACCATCCGGAAAAGACTTCTTCAGAATGTCAATAACGTTGCGACCGTTACGTGCCTCTTTAGCCAAATGCTCAACCATATCCCGAACAGCATTACGCAACTCAGAAGCCGAAACAGCATTAGTAACCGCATCCGAGTCAGCGTCAGCCTGGAACTTAGCATCCTCGCCGCCCAAAGCTTCACGATTCTTCATACGCGTAATAGCACGGTACGGGTCACGAGCAAACAGCCACTGAAGAGCCGAACCCATCTTACCCGTCAACGCTTTATAACTGTGCGCCTCGCCATAAACCTTTGCAGCAACAATAGAACCATCAGGCATAACAACACGACGGTACACAAAGAACCGCTCGTCAGGAGTACGACGCACAACAACATCAAACTTGCGGCCATTCACCTCGCGAGAAGCAATAACAATGTCACCATTAGCAAGACGACGGTTATTCGGGAAGTTAGCAAGAATGTCCTCAATAACAAGGTTCAAATCCTCCTCATCCGCAGGAGCAAGCTTGCGCGCCTGCAGATCCTTATTACCCGGAAGCGCAGGAATGTCCGTGTTGCGCGGTTCCGTACGCTTATTTGGACGTTGCGGCTGCAAACCCAACCAAGACATGAAATTATCAAACGCTTCCAACGCCATAGGCCGCTGCAAACGCTCTTCAATAACAGCAAAGTCTTCAGAATCAAGACGACCGCGAGCAGCCGAAAGCATAATGCCGATCTTAGTCTCGCCAATCGTCAACGCCGCGCCAGGAGCCGAAGGAATTGCCGGTAACCGGTCACCATCACCACTATCCTCCGACGCAGGCGCATCCGGGACAACAACCAAAGACACATCCGCCGGAACACTAACAGGCGTATTGTCTTCATCAACAAACGAATTAGGACCCGTCTTAGTCAAAACCTTGTCACTGCCCTCAGGGCTGACACGCGTGTTGTTGGGCAAAGACTCGCGACCCAAACCCGTGTTAACAACCTGAGGCTCAGGCGCAGGGACAACCCCAGCAGGGCGAGCAAGAGTAGCTGGGACACTAACTAAAGTAATCTCCTCGCCATTCTCCATACGACGCTCAGGTGAGAACTGAAAAAGTTGACGCGCCGCATCAATACTCGAAAGACCATCCTCAGGGATAAAACGACCAACCTGAATAAACGTTCCACGAAGATCTTTCTGTGCACGAGAAATGTCAAGACCATGCCGCACACCCGAAGGTCCGCTAAGAGACTCAACAATGCTACCCATCGGCAACATAGCAAGATCCTCACGCGTCAAAACACGACCAGGAACCAAACTGTCAAGGAAATCATTACGAACCTTGTCCGCAGCAATTTTAGCTTCGCGAGCCAACGCAATTTGAGCATTAACTGCCTCCTGATCAACCTCAGGAGACACAATAGGAGCCGAAGCAAACGGAACAGGATCAGGCTTATCTAAATCAACAATTGCTTTCTGTTCCCGCTCGTACCCATCGCGACGTGCCTTCTCAGCCGCGCGAGGCATATCCTCAAAGCGCCCAGCCATAGCCTCCATCTGATTAGCATTCCACTGAAGGTTAACCTCAAGAAGCTCTAAAATCTCCTCCGACGTTGCACCCTCAAGGATGCGACGCTCAAGATTACCGTCAGCATCATAAGGCCGAATTGCACTAATAGCCTCCCGCTGACGAACCGTAACTGCAGCCGGAGCCTGCTCAGCATCAAAGTCGGGCGGCTCTGGCGTAAACTGAGGTTGCGCATCCATAACCTCATTAGTTGAAGGCACGTTTGCCTCCGCCTCAGGCGCAGCAGGAGCCGACGCCTGAACCTCAACGTAAAAGTTTCGAGGCGAATCAAAATCTTTACTCGGATAGATAATAACAGGACTAATAGAACCATCCTGCATAACACGGAACCACTCGTTGCCCACCTTCTGGAAAGACATCTCATCAAAGCTCTGCTTATGAGTACGCTTAACCCGCGACCCCTCAGGAGCACTCTCAAGCTCTGCCAACGTGGGAACAAGAGGATTAACAGCCCAACCTGCAGCAGCAGGAGCCTCATCGGGGGCCGTGTTGCGAATCTCAGCGGCAAGCTCCTCATCAGAAAGGTCTGCAACAGGAGTTGCACTAGGCTCTGAAACATCTTCTGCGTTAGGCTCGGGAGCCTCTACATTCGGAGTTTCGTCGCTTGGGCCGACAGCGTCACTAATTTCAGCTTTAAGCTCATCGTCAGAAAGATCTGCGGCTGGCGTAACGCTTGGCTCGACCGCAGGAGCCTCAGGGATCTCCGCTACGGGCTCAGGGGTGGCCTCAGGGGTGTCAGTGCCAACCGGAGCCTCAACAGGCTCAGGAGCGGCATCAGCAGGCGCATCAAAGTTATCAAGCCGCGCCTGAATATCATCACGCGTCGCCTCAATATCCTCAAGATCAGGACCAGGCCGTTCCGGATTAAACCGGTCAAGCTGACGATCTAAAAACCCTACTCGCTGTTCGAGTCCAGCTCGGTCACTGGGGATGGGCTGCCCGAGACCGTCGAGTTCTGGCTCTGGCTCTCCATCTCCGCCTTTACCAGACTCTCGTGCATCGGAGTCAACCACAGGAGAATCTCCTCCTTCGACATCTCCTGCAGATTCGCCGGAACCGGGAGCACCGTCAACTTGTCTTTCATTATCTCCACCCTCACTAGAAGTACCACCCAAAGAAACATCACGATCATTCGCCATATCGCGAATAACAGACTGCCCACCATCACGGCCCAACCGCGTAGCCTCACCAAGATCAGCCACCTGCTGAACAACATCAAAAGACACCAAACCAGAATCACGGTCATGCCAAACACTCAAACGCTTACCACCATCACCGCCAAGCTCAACCCTATTATCTTCAACATACTCAGCAAGAGCCTCTAAACCCTGCGGGCTATAAAACTCCGCAGCAGAAATCTTCTTCTCAAAACCATCAACACCAACAAGATAACCCTCATTAACAAGATTACCCGTAACCGTATCCAACGACAAACGACCACGCGCACGCACCCGCTCCAACAAATTCGGGTACTCCTGCGAACCATCCTCATTAACAGGCTCCACAGGCTGACCATCACGCTGACCATCCGGAAGCGAAACACCATCCACCTCAGCATCCAACCGATCCGCAACCCGCAACGCATCAGCCCAACTAAAAGCCTCCTGAGCAGGCTCATCATTGTCCAAACGATTAACCATAAACCGGTTATCGTCCATCTCAACAATTTCCAACTCACCATCACCCGTAACAAAACGGTTAGAAACATTCTCATCACGAGCCCAACCCAGCGGCGCATCCAAACGCACAATCTCAGACTCGTTCTGAATCTCCTCCGCAAGCCGAGAACCCAAAGCATTACCCGCAGCATCCTGCCCAACGACAATACCGCGAGCCTTCAACATTTCAGGACTCAACGTGGCAAGAATCTCTAGCGCATTAGAGCTAGAAACCTGATAAAACCCGTCAGGCAACCCAGAAGGATCATCCTTAACGTAAACCTGACCAAACTCTGCAGTCTCAGCAGTACCAATAAAGACACCATTCAAGCTAACTACACGCCCATTAGCGCGGCGGATCTTAAACTTAAGTCCGCGACCCATCTCAGCAAAACGCCCCGCCCTATCGCGAAACTGAAGCTTCGCACGAGCCGAACGAGCAGCGCGACTATTACCAATAGCAGCAAGAAGGGCAAAAAACTTTTCGGGCACAGAAAGCTCCTATTGTAAGAGGTTGTCTATGAAAGAATAACAGAAAGTTTTAGCAACTACTCCGCAGAAACGTCAGGAACAAGATTAGACGCATAATATCCGCCAACCCACATTTTGTAATACTCCACAAAACCCTCCGGAGTACCATCCCAATCGCCAACAAACATATCCGCAAGAATAGTACCGTCAGACTGCAACGAACCATCCTCCGCAATAGTCACAAAAGACGGCTCAGGATAATTGAGACCCTCGAACTTAATTTTCATAATCGTACCTTAGACCTTTGGCTCAGCTAGCGGAAAAGGAGGCGCATCCTCACCCGGTTCAACAGGATCCGAACTTTCCGGAGGAGCTACTGCGGAGTCTACACCCTCGGCAGGTTCCGCAGACGGAACCTCACCAGCAAGCGCCTCAGCAATATTAGCCGGAACGGGAGCAACACTAGCCGCCTGAGACGCCGCACGAGCAGACGCAATCAACTCAGGAGCAATCGCCGTAAGAAGAGCCTCAGTAAGCTCAGGAGTGAAACTAGCCCGCTGAGTCAACAAACGCAACGCCAACTCCGTCGGATCCGGAGCATCCGTCTCCGAAAAACCATGCGCACGCCGCCACGTCTGACTCGAAATGGCCAACTTATCAAAACCAGAATCAGCATCCGACGCACGGTCATTACGAGTAGCAACACTCGACGGGTCATACCAAACAACAACCTTAGAAACCTCAAGCTCAGAAAAACCAATACCACGCAAATACGGACGCAAATACACAACCGTCAAAGCATCAGAAATAAGCAACAACAACGGCTCAATATGCGCTTTGTAAAGTGATTCATCAATTTGCACAGCATTAGAATATTTAACCGACGCAAGACCCGTAACAACATCCTTAGGAATGTCGAGACCCTGCAAAATACGCTCCAAAACACGGTCAGAACGCTTAGCAAGCTCAGCATCAAAACTACGCTCAAACTTGAACTGCTTAATCTTGTCACCCAAATCCGCAGGCCCACGAATAATCAACGGAACAACAGCCGAAGCCGACGACTCATCCGTAACCGGAGTCGTCATCGCATCAATAAGCTGCTCCTCAAACTCGTCAGCCGCCTCCTCAGGGAAAATCCCATCCTCATCCGCACCCACCATGTCCGGATCAATACCATTAGACGCAGACAACCCATCCGGAATATACAACGCGCCAGCATTCAAACGAGACTTAGCCGTAGCACGGAACGTACGGTTGAGCAACAACAACTCTTCGCAAAGATCGAGGATACCGCGAAGACTCGAATCAGGCTCATCCGAATAACGAGGATGCGAACGCCAAATGCGCCCCATAAACGACCCAACAGGCAAAGGAATAATATTACTAGCCGTCGCGCCAGGACCAAAAGCCGACCCAGACGTTTGACGACGCGAATTAACATAAAACTGGCCAGAATTATTCTGATGCAACTCATCAACCGAACGAATATCCCACGTTTCAGGCAACCCCGAACCAATACGCTCCGGAACCTGCACCAAATAACATTCACCCGTGACACTCAAATTCAACGCCGCATCACGCAACAACCCCGCCTGTCCGCCATACGCACTATCCAACCGAGACAAAGCCCGCTGAGCGGCCTCCGCCAACTTCGGATCAAAATCAGGAGACAAGTCCACGCCAACAGGAGCCTCAGAGGCATCATTCACAACCGCAGGATACAAACGAATACGAGAAACAATGTTAGCAACAAGCTGAAAAGAATACTTAATCTCACCAATAGCGTCGTAATACTCCCACGCCTCCGACTGCCACTGAGCATCAGCAGAATTCTTACGGTCCTTAAAAAGCTCAGCCTCGCCCTTATCGTTCAACTTCACCTGCACAGCCGCCGCCGTCAACGGACGCGGCACGTTAAACGCCGCAGGCTTAATACTGTCGCCGTCAGATTCTTTTCTAAAAATTGCCATGGAAAGCTACCCATCCAAACGTTGGTCTACGAACCCAGCAATGGCCGACAATGCTAAAATTGCGGCGAAGACCAAGGTTACGGTCGGTATTAGTATATAGGACACAACTAAGAACGTTGCCGTGTAAATCGAGATGCACCACGGGCACGTAAGCAAATAACCAAGCATACTCTCATGCGGAGGACGCTTAGCCCACACCCACTCTCGGAACGGCTCAAAAATGACATCGCGAATAATCAAACGCGTCAAACGGATGTTAGCAAGAGCAAGCACAACACCAGCAAGTAAAAGCTCAACCTTCATGACGTAGGATCCTGCGAGCTACGCATAGTCCTAAACGGATTCCAACTACGCAACCGGGAACCACACGCACACGAAGACTCTCGGCGGAACGCCAACATTTTACCGCTCGTGGTCGTGACATACGACAATGTAGAGCGAATATCCCCGGACTTAGAGAAAGATTCCGGCACAATACTCTCCGAAAAGACAATCTTAGGACCAGAAGAGTTATCTTGCGCCACAATAATCGAACCGTTATACACAATTACCCGACAATCCGTAATCAAATACGTACCCGGAGTCGGCGGAGACACGTGAAGACTACCAGGGATCGCGCCTAAACCCTCAGGAGCCACAACAACTGTGGCCGGGAACACGTCTTGGAAACTCACGCCTGCAACCGCCGTCTAATAGCCCGCTCAGACGCATTTGCAGCCTCAGCAATGTCCCGCACACTCGTACCCCGCAAGTGGAGGTGGTGAATAAGCTCCGCATACTCCCGATTAGCAATCGCAGCAGGATGAGTAGGGGCCATAACACCCCTAAACCGTCGAGCAACCACAGCCAACTCCCTCAACCTGTAATGATCCGAGGGCAAGATAGGCGTAGACGGTAGCTTCTTCGGAACATACTCGAACTTAGGCGCAGGTTCCGGAACAGTAGGCATATTTTCTGGTTTAGGAATTTCAGAAATCCAACCATGCACTGTAGAACGAGAATGCCCAACAGCTACACCGATTGCGGACAACGGCCACCCCGCCTCAAAAAGAGCATAAACGCGAATCTGACGAGCAGCGCCATGCAGAGTCGCAAGAATCGCAACTTCATCATCGGGAAGAGACTGACCACGTGCAATTGTCCTAGGCATAAAACAAGGCTAGCATACTCGGACTGAGGTGATAAAACAGGCGATTGACTGAAAAATGCTTTTGGCCGCTGAGTTCGCTGCCGTACTATCTGAGACCTTCGAATATTGTTTCCTAAAAAACCTGAATGCCGCTCACTATGCCCTTCTTTCCTGCCCGAGTCCCTGGGCGTAAAGTGGACGTTTCCTGAATGTTCGTTGAATGCCTTGTGAATAACTTTCAATATAAAATGTTTTCATTATCATATGACATAAGTTTTTTTCATATAAAATATTTTTCATTTATATATTGTGATTGTCTTTCATCTTGTAGTTTCTGTGTGTTTCATGTGTGCTCTTGTGTTTGTGTTGTGTGTGTGCTAGGTGTTCTCTTGGTGTGTTGGTGCTTGAGGGCTAGGTGATGCTCTAGGTGCTCAGGGGGCGCTCTAGGCGCTCTAGTCGTGCTCTGGGTGTGTTGGGCGCTGATCTAGGTGTGTTGGGCGCTCTAGGTGTCCTAGGTGCTCTAGGTAGTGCTCTAGGGGGATGCTCCAGGTGCTAGGTAATGCTCTAGGGGGCGCTAGGGGCGCTAGGGGCGCTAGGTGTCCTAGGGCGCTGTAGGGGGCGCTAGGTGTCCTAGGGCGCTCTAGGCGCTACAAGGAGGGCGCTGTAGGCGCTAGGCGCTGCTGCGCGCTGCTAGGCGCTGCTAGGCGCTGCCACCGCATGTCTCAGCGAGACCTCAAGACACAAAAAAACCCCCCACCGTATAGGTGAGGGGCGTTCATTTTGGCTAGTGGTTGACCAGGATTCCGGCGGGGTCATACACGGCGGCGGCGTAGTGAGGGTAACCGCGCTCCCAGTCACGAGCATCAGCGCGGGCGGCGGTGAGCGTGTCGTGCACGTTGTTGCCAACGTGACCCTGAGTGGCGCGGGCCGGGGAGTTGTGGG